GTCGGCTATGTTTTGTTGCGTAGGGTTTTGTCCTTTGGTACTTATTGCCGATTTTTGTTTGGCTCTGTGGCGTCGCCTGCGATATTCCGCCAGTTCCCTGCTTGGATTTTGGACAAGAAAAAACCCCCATAAAGGGGGTTCGTAGTGAATAGGGGTTTCCCCCTATGGTTAGACTAGATTCATGCTTCTTGCGTAATTCTTTATTGTTTCTAGGTTTTGGGTTTTAAGCCACTCATTGATTTCGGCAATGAGGGTTTTTCGTGCTTCTTCTTCGCCTTTGGTTTCTTCTTTAAAGCGTAAGTCTATTTCTCTACTGATTTTTTGGGCTTGTGCTAAGTTTTTACTGTTAGGCACTTTTGAGAGCATAGCAATTTCCGCCTTTAATTGGTCATCGGTTTTGCCTGCAAATTCTGCCCTTTGCTTCTCTTTAGCTTCTGCCCTTTGTTCTGCCTTGCGGATAGAATCAGGATTAGTAGATTTAGGGATAGCGGTTAAACCCATTTCCTTGCGCAAGCGCTCCCATCTTTTGTTCCCTGCATCTTCGGACAGACCCTCGTTTTCCAACGATTCGATAAAAATGATACGACCCATTTCGTAGCGTTCGTAGGTAGGTTTTGCACCAATGATGGTCTGATAGGTTTTTACAGCATTGCCTGATTCAATTCCTGCTTCGTGATAGGCGATGGATGCAGAGATAAGACTAGCGGTTTCGGTTTCGCTAAATTGGTTTAGCATTTCTGCGGTTTTGATAGTTTGTAGCATAGTGTGATTCTCCGTAAATTTGGACATTATGACTAGATGTCAGTTTGTCCGTTAAATGAAAAGGTGCTTCTGTATTGCCTTACTACCCTTGTAGTATAACAGAGAATCATGACAATGTCAAGCGTTTGTCCGCTTTGTTCTATAAATACGGGTATTGTTCTGTCAATGTTCTGTAATCAATAGAACAATACAAACCCAATAAAATCAAGGGGATGGAAAGCAAAAACCTCTATATATATATAATGTTCTATTGTTCTACTACTAAAAAAATGAAATTCAGATTCTAAATTCCTAAGTGTGCTTTGTGCTTACACTATGCGAAGGGGGTCTTTGTCTTTTGGATTTTCAATTTTTCGGTACAGAACAATAGAACATTACGGACATTATTGATTTATAAGGATATTTTACAGAACATTGCATAGAACGATATAAAATTCGCAGAACAATAGGGGACATTATGACTTCGTGTCACTTTGTCCTGCGGAGCAAAAGGCTAAAGCGTCGCTTACAACCAGTTCCTTAGGAAAATAAAAAACCCCTTTCGGGGTTTAGTCTTGGTTAGCCTCGATGTGGTATTCAAATTCCGTATCCAATTCTCTAGAACCAAAAGAGTAAGGTCTTATTGATACTGATACTAAACAATCAAGGTAAGCATCAACAGCAAATTCAGTAGCGGATAATTCAGAATCAAACATCTTGCTATGGTATTTGCCCTCTTCATTCCATTCGGCTAAAAACATGGTATTTCCTTTTCTATTTAGTTAAGATAGGTCGGCTCAGTATCACCAAGCCGACCCTGTTATTACATTACTGCAACATCAACATTATCTAACAATATATCTAAAACCATATCAAGCTTGGACTCATCCATACAATTACCTATTAAGTCCTTAACCTCTTTCTGCTTGGCTTTAATACCATCTAAACGATCAGCAAGCAAGTCCTTGCGCTTGGACTCTACGGCTTTTTGAACCTTACTAGCCTTTTTTAGATTATCCAATGTTGGTGACGCCGACAACATCTGAACCTCGGCTATCAAGTCCTCCATTGGTTTAGCCTTGAGTTCATCCATAGCCAACTGCGCTTTACTGCGTTGCTCTTTCTTATCCTGAGCAGTTGTTGTTGGCTTGGTTGGCTTGATGAGCCCGTACTTGTCACAGCATTGAGCCAAGAATCTAGAGTAAGCCTTGGTGACTGTATTGTTTTCCTTACCATCATCACCAGTCAACGGGATACTCTTAACTTCAGCATAGCCCGCTTTCCAAGACTTAGCACCAGCTTCTAGCACATACCAGTTGGCAGTTGTCCCGCCGTTAGGACAAACCCGCTTAGTAAAGTCAAACAACGCACCATCCGCTGTTAACTCTGACTCCCCGAAAGCCGAGCCGTTAGCCTTAAAGCCGAGCAAGTCTTGCTCTGATACTGTTACTTCTACTACTGAGTTAGTTGTTGCATTCATATCTAATACTCCTATGTGTATGTGGAAAAGCCCACACCCCGAATATCTCACATATACCTTACTGTGTCAACATATATTTTAAATACCCCACGCCAACGACAATATGACTATGTGTCACCCAGTACACCCCACCCCCCAAGATAGGGATTGATGGAACCAAGAGCAATACATACACATTAATCTGCACAATAGATACTTCAAAAATAAAATTACTCCCACCCCCTTCTTTGTTTTTACGCAACAAAGCACACCTGGTTCTAGAGAAAGGGGTACGTCATGCACCAAAAGGGACTCCTACCCCCGGGGGGTATATAAAAAATATACAAGTACTTATATAAGTAAAAAGGATAAACCTACATAAGATTCCTATAAACGCCAAAACGTTTCTTATAATGTACAAAAAATCGCAAAATCTATACATATCAAAAAAACGTGTTTAAAAAAAGCCAAAAAGTGTACATGTGTTGCACTGCACCAAAAAGTATCGTATAATGTAAACTATGAGAAACAAACCAGGGGTAAACCCTAACTAACCTAAAGGACTAAACTATGTTTGATTTTGAAAAACAATACAAAGATGCACTAGAGAAGTTTGAGACTGTAACCAAGCAGACTAAGCAAGCGTATGAATTTTGGTACAACTGCGTAATGGACACTTGGAAAGACTTGTATAGCAAGAAAAAGTAATAAAATCAGGGGGCTACGGCCCCCAAGTGCATGAAACGTCAATAAAACTGAACCCCAAAATGTGTAATATAATACGCAAAACAGGGGATTCAAATGAGCGCATGGCTTATTATTGTTACAGGTGTGATCTATGCCTACATAGCTGCTGAGCAAGGACTTAAGGGCAACACCTCACTGCTTATTATTTATTCTGGCTACGCCTTCTCTAACGTAGGGCTCTATCTTATGGCTACAAAATGACTACGATCATCGGTGACTGGAGAAGAAAAGTTCTGGTTGCAGATAGCCAGTTTACAGATTCCGATACAGGCATAAAGTATTTTGAGGATAAGATCTTCCCAGTAGACGGAGGTTTTATCGGGGTTGCTGGTAATTATTGCGATGCGGAAAAAGTAATAGAGTACGTAAACAAGAAAACTAAAGTCAAACCAAAACTAAAAGCAGACAGCTCTTTTCTAAAACTAACTAAAGAAGGATTGTTTTCCTGCGGGGATGATCTTGAGTGGGAAAGGATTAGAACCTTTATGGCTATTGGATCCGGAAGTATGGCTGCTGAAGTTTGCCTGCGTATGGGACTAACTGCCGAAGAAGGAGTAGAATGGGCCTGTAATGTGGATGTGAACAGCAGCGGACCAATCAAAACCTATAAGTTAGACGATGCCATATAAAGACCCAGAACAACGCAAAGCGTACCATAAAGAACAAAGCCGCAAGTATTACCTGGCTAATAAAGATAAAGTAATGGCCCTAAGTAAGACAAACAGGGCGGTAGGAAAAGCTAGGTGGGATACATTTAAACGTACACTTAAATGTACGAAATGCGAACAGAACCATCCAGCAGCATTGGACTTCCACCACGTAGATCCAAGCGCAAAAGAGAACATAGTTAGTCATTTGGTAAGCCAAGGTTGTTTTGCTGCAGCTATGGAAGAAGTGCAAAAGTGTATTGTTCTATGCGCCAACTGCCACCGAATCCACCACTACGAAGAAAACTCTGCTAAGATACAGCCATTAACAACCAACCTGCTGCCAGAACATGCCGGTCAACGTTGAACCAACACTAAATATACCCCTACCCGACACGCTCGGAAGACCCCCAGAAATGGACCATGCCGACGACATTCGTGTCAAAGCAAATACTGCAATGATTATGCAAGAACTTGGTTCTGGGATAGAAATGACGGGCGATGATATTGATAAAGCCACTACTCTATTTAACAGTCTTGGCAAAAAACGCACTAAAGAACAAGAAAAAGAAGAAAAAGCGGCAATAAGTACGCCTGGAACGGCTTTAGCTATGTCAGGATACCTCTCACAGTACGATCAACAGGTAGTTCAGGATAAAGTACAGCTACGATCCGTCGTAACTAACCGGCTATTAGAGATTTCCCAGTGCGGCGATACTAAACACGAGCTAAAAAGCCTAGAATTACTAGGAAAAGCATGTGATTTGTTTACAGAACGTTCTGAAATCACTATTACACATAAAAACAGTGCTGAGCTACAAGAAGCTATTAGGGAAAAGATACGTATTCTGATGCAAATGAACACCATAGACGTCACTCCTAAGTCAGAACGGCTTACAAATTCACTAGACACCATAGATGAACAAGCAGCTGACTAAAAAAGAGCTTCTAGCTCTTGAAAAGAACATTACCAAGCTGTCCGAGGCCCAACTCAGGGCCCTATACGAGCAACTAGACGTAGCAGTAGAGGTAAAACACAAAGAAAATTGTCAAGATAACTTCATGGACTTTGTTCATAGAGTATGGCCGGATTTTATCGACGGGGCACACCACTCGGAGATGGCAGCAGCATTTGAAAGGGTAGCAAATGGAAAAATTAAACGCCTCATTATTAATATGCCTCCTCGTCATACTAAGTCTGAGTTTGCATCATACCTTCTCCCAGCTTGGTTTCTTGGTAGGTTTCCTAAAAAGAAAGTTATTCAGACCTCTCATACAGCGGAGCTTGCTGTTGGCTTCGGACGTAAAGTCCGTAATTTGGTGGATTCCGACCTTTATAAGTCTATCTTCCCGGGAGTTGGACTGCAGAGTGACTCTAAAGCTGCTGGGCGGTGGGCAACTAACCAAGGGGGAGACTATTTTGCTATCGGTGTGGGAGGCGCAGTTACGGGTAAGGGCGCGGATGTCCTCATTATTGACGACCCTCATTCAGAACAAGAGGCTGCTTTATCTGAAAATAACCCTGAAATTTATGACAAAACTTATGAATGGTATACGTCAGGCCCTCGTCAACGTCTACAACCGGGTGGCGCGATTATCGTAGTTATGACAAGGTGGTCCAAAAAGGACCTTACAGGACAGGTATTAAAATCAGCAATGCAACGTTCTGGGGAGGAATGGGAGGTAATTAACTTTCCTGCAATCTTGCCGGACGACCAACCCCTATGGCCGCAGTTTTGGAAGCTAAGCGAACTTCTAGCACTTAAAAACGAACTTCCAAATGCAAAATGGATGGCTCAGTACATGCAAGAGCCAACCTCAGATGTCAGCGCTATTATTAAAAGGGAGTGGTGGAAGCAATGGGAACACGAAGATCCACCGTATTGTGAGTTTTTAATACAGTCTTGGGACACGGCGTTTTTAAAGACCCAACGGTCAGACTATTCTGCATGCACGACCTGGGGAGTGTTCTATAGGCCAAACGATCGAGGAGTTGACGTAGCTAACATAATTTTGCTAAATTCTTTTAAAAGACGTATGGAGTTTCCCGAATTAAAGCAAACGGCGTTTGAACATTATAAGGAATGGGAACCTGATTCTATTATTGTTGAGGCAAAAGCTTCCGGGGCCCCCTTAGTTTTTGAACTGAGAGCAATGGGTATTCCGGTTCAAGAGTACACTCCAAGCAAAGGTAATGATAAAATAGCGAGATTAAATGCCTGCGCAGATCTTTTTGCGTCTGGCAGGGTTTGGGTACCATGTACATCTTGGGCAGAAGAATTAGTAGAAGAAGTAGCAAGTTTTCCTTCGGGCGAGCATGACGACTTAGTAGACTCGATGAGTCAAGCGTTGTTACGGTTCCGTAGGGGTGGGTTTGTGCAGTTAGATTCCGATGAGCAAGATGAACCTAAGATGTTCAAATCAAGGCGCAATCAGGGTTACTATAACGTATAGGTTAAAACATGGCAATAGATAAGTCACTTTCACAAGCCCCAATGGGTTTAGGCGCAATCAATATGGCGGACGTGGATAACACCGAGCCGGACTTAGAGATTACTATTGAGGACCCAGAGTCTGTAGAGATTGGCATTGATGGTAAGCCAATTTTTAAAATAGAAAAAGGCGAAGACGAAGAAGGCTTTGATGACAACCTTGCCGAGTACATATCAGACTCCCAGCTAACAGAAATTGCTAGTGACATTATTGGCGATGTTGAAGACGACATGGGCGCCAGAAAAGATTGGATGCAGACTTATGTAGATGGTTTGCAACTTTTGGGTATGAAGATTGAAGAACGTATGGAACCATGGCCCGGTGCCTGTGGTGTATATCATCCTTTGTTATCTGAAACCCTAGTTAAGTTCCAAGCAGAGACCATCATGGAGATCTTCCCTGCTCAAGGTCCTGTTAAGACTCAAGTAATAGGAAAAGAAACACCTGAGAAAAAACAATCTGCCGAGCGGGTTGCAGATGACATGAACTACCAGCTTACAGAGAAGATGGATGAGTTCCGCCCTGAGACAGAGAGAATGTTATGGGGCTTGGGTTTATCAGGTAATGCGTTTAAGAAGGTTTACTATGACCCAACCTTAGCACGTCAAGTTAGTATGTTTGTACCAGCAGAGGACTTAATTGTTCCTTACGGTGCATCTAGTTTAGAACAAGCCCCTCGCGTAGCGCACGTCATGCGCAAGACCGAGAACGAAGTTCGCAAATTACAAGTAGCAGGCTTTTGGTTAGATGTAGACCTTGGTGAGCCTGTTGATAGTTTTGATGAAGTAGAAAAGAAGATCGCCGAGAAAATGGGCTTCAGAGCCACTACGGATGATCGTTACAAAATCCTTGAAGTACAAGTGGATCTCGATTTAGAAGGATACGAGGACACAGACGAAGACGGCGAGCCTACGGGCGTTGCCCTGCCATATATAGTGACTATTGAGAAATCTAGTCAGCAAGTCTTGGCTATCCGTCGTAACTGGAGACCTGAAGATGATAATAAAAAGAAACGCAATCATTTTGTGCACTACGGCTATATTCCCGGCTTTGGCTTCTACTGTTTTGGTCTTATTCATCTTATCGGTGCGTTTGCTAAATCAGGAACTTCCATCCTCCGTCAGTTGGTTGATGCAGGGTCCCTCTCAAACTTGCCAGGTGGCTTTAAGACCCGTGGATTGCGAGTTAAAGGAGATGATACCCCGATTGCCCCCGGCGAATTTAGGGATGTTGATGTGCCGTCCGGGTCGATCAGGGACAATATCGTTCCCTTGCCTTACAAAGAACCCTCAATGGTTCTCGCAGGTCTCTTAGATAAAATTATTGAAGAAGGTCGTCGTTTTGCTTCAGCAGCAGATCTGAACATAAGCGACATGAGCGCTCAAGCTCCCGTAGGTACAACACTAGCAATTTTAGAACGTACCCTCAAAGTCATGTCCGCAGTACAAGCTCGCATCCACTACTCGTTTAAGAAGGAGCTCTGTCTCCTGCGTGACATTATTCGTGATTACACCCCCGATGAGTATAGTTATGAGCCAGTTGAAGGCCCACGCCGCGCAAAACAAGCCGACTATGACAACGTTGATGTAATACCAGTAAGTGACCCAAATGCCGCAACAATGGCACAGAAAGTTACTCAGTATCAAGCAGCACTACAGTTAGCCCAAGGAGCGCCACAGCTCTACAACCTCCCTTACCTCCATCGCCAGATGTTGGATGTACTAGGAATTAAGAATGCTAATAAATTAGTTAAGCTGCCAGAAGATCAAAGACCCGAAGACCCCATCTCAGAGAACCAAAACATTCTGATGATGAAACCAGTCAAAGCGTTTTTGTATCAAGACCACCAAGCTCATATTGTTGTCCATCAGGCGGCAATGCAAGATCCAAAAATCATGAAGCTAGTAGGTCAAAATCCAAATGCCCAAGCGATGCAGGCTGCAATGCAAGCCCATATTAATGAGCACATTGCGTACGAATACCGCAAGCAAATGGAAGAGCAAATGGGAGTTACTTTACCGTTCCACCCAGACGAAGACGATGCAGACGAACGCGCCATTCCAGAAGATATGGAAGTTCAGATCTCTCAACTTGCCGCTCAAGCGTCTCAAGTGCTTCTCCAAAGAGACAAAACCGAAATGGCTGCTCAGCAAGCACAACAAGCTGCGCAAGATCCAATCATCCAGATGCAAATGCAAGAACTTAAGATCAAGCAAATGGAAGTTGATATTAAGAACCGTAAGCTTGCCTCAGACTCAGCTGCTAAAGCAGACCAACTTGAAATCGAGAAGCAACGTATTGAATCACAAGAAAAGATTGCTGGTATGAACGCTACTCTTAAGTCCCAGAAAGACAGAGAAGACCGCATGGCTAAGCAAGAAGAAGCAGGAGCAAGACTAGGAGTTGAGCTTGCAAAAACAAAGCAACAAATAGATCACCAAAAAGACCAGTCTTATCAAAACAGACAGTCACAGCAGCAAAAATCACAAAAACCTCAGAAAGGTAATAAATGATTGAAAAGTATCTTGATCGTGTAGTCAAACAACTAGACGAAAAAGTAGGACGGCTACAGGAAGCCGTTGGTGCCGGAGCAGCAAAAGATTTTTCCGAGTACCAAAAGATGTGCGGGGAAGTGCAGGGTCTATTAACCGCTCGTCTATACATAACAGACCTTAGAAAAAACTTGGAGTCCTCAGATGACGACTGATAATTTAGCTGGCTCAAACCCCAGTGTGAATTTGTCTCAAGCAGTAGATTTATCAGCATTACTACATAAAACCGAAGAAGAAAAAGGTAAACAGCTTCCTAAACCGTCTGGATATAGGATTCTTTGTGCTATTCCCGAAGCAGAGAAAGAGCATGAAGGCGGAATCCTCAAAGCCGACGAAACTTTAAGGTACGACGAACTTTTAACCACAGTGCTGTTTGTTGTGGATTTAGGTCCAGATTGCTATAAAGATCCAGAACGATACCCCAACGGGCCTTGGTGTCAAAAAGGCGATTTCATCCTAGTGCGACCAAATGCAGGAACCCGCTTAGTGATTCACGGACGAGAGTTCAGAATTATTAACGACGATTCTGTTGAGGCAACAGTAGATGATCCACGTGGTATTAAACGCAAAACTGTATAGGAGCTATAAATGAACGCAGAATACAAATTTCCTGATGAGCAGGATAAAGATTTACCAGAAGACACTCTAGACATTGAATTAGAGATTGAAGACGATACCCCCGAAAAAGACAAGGGTAAAGAACCAATTCCTAAAGAAATGGTGGATAAGTTTGACGCCGCCGACGACGAAGATGAGCTCGATGAAAAAGCCCAAGCCTTACGTTTAAAGCAGTATAAGAAGGTTTACCACGACGAGCGACGTGCCAAAGAAGCTGCTTTTAGAGAGCAAAAAGAGGCTGTTGAGCTTGCCAAACGGGTAATGGAAGAGAATAAAAAGCTCCGTGCCCAGTATTCCGCAGGCGAGAAAACCTACATTGAGACCGTACAAAGCCAAGCCGACCTACAAGTCCAAGTGGCTCAACGGGCTTATAAAGAGGCTTTAGAGTCTGGAGACCCAGATCGCATTGTTGCAGCGCAAACTGAGTTAAATGACGCTGGCTATAAAGTACAGAAAGCAAAGGATTTTAGGCCTAGTACTTTACAAGCGGAAGAAAATGATGTACAAATGCAACAAGTAGAGCAACAACGCCCTAAGATTGATCCAAAAACTCAGTCTTGGTTGGAACAGAATCCATGGTATGGCACTAAAAAAGCTATGTCCAGCTATGCTGTTGGGATACATGAAGAATTATTGGATGAGTACGGACAGACAGTTGTGGGTACTGACCAATACTTTAGACGCATAGACAGAACTATGCGTGAGAAATTTCCTGAGTATTTTGATACTTTGGAAGACAAGGCCGAGCCAAATGAAGAGGTCCAGAAACCTGCTCCAAAAGCTAAGCCAAGCACGGTAGTAGCTCCGGCGACTAGAAGTACGGCCTCTAAACAGGTCAAGCTTAAAACTTCTCAGCAAGCAATTGCTAAGAAACTAGGATTAACCCCAGAGCAATACGCTCGTGAACTTATGAAATTGGAGGCCCTATAATGGCTGGCAATAATAGAATTACTCGTGAATTAGAAAGTCGTGAAGTAACAGAGCGTCCTAAACAGTGGCAGCTCCCAGAACTACTCCCTGAGCCTGATAAACAGGCTGGCTTTTCTTATCGTTGGATTCGTGTTTCTACGTTAAACGCAGCTGACCCCCGCAATCTTTCTGCAAAACTGAGAGAAGGCTGGGAGCCCGTACGTCTAGAAGAACAACCTAAATTTCAACTGTTAGCTGATCCCAATAGTCGCTTTAAGGACAATATTGAGATTGGCGGGTTATTACTCTGCAAAACCCCAACTGAACTTGTGCAACAACGGAATGCGTATTTTGCAAACCAAGCCCAAAATCAGACCGAGGCTGTAGATAATAATTTAATGCGCCAAAGCGACCCACGGATGCCCCTCTTTAACGAGAGAAAGTCCACGACGACCTTTGGTAATGGTTCTTAAATCTAATTAGGAGTTTTAAATGGCTTATCCTACCGTATCAGGCCCTTATGGGTTTCAGCCGATCAATTTGATCGGTGGTCAGGTATTTGCTGGTTCTACTCGCTTAATCCCCATCGCTTCAGGCTCTGGCACATCAATTTTTTACGGTGATGTCGTACGTCTAAACACAGGTGGTACACTAAGCAAAGTTTCAACCACAGCTACCGCAACCGACGCAGTTGGTATTTTCTTGGGTTGTCAGTTCACAAACCCAACTACCAAACAATTGTTACAACAACAGTATTACCCAGCTAGCACAGTGGCTTCTGACATCAACGCTTTTGTTTTGGATGATCCAGATGCTCTGTTCAAAGTAGCGGTAACAGCTGCTGGTACATCAACAATGTCTGGCGTCACACGGGCAGCAGTTGGTCTAAATACAGCTTTAATCTTGACTACTGGCAGCACAACCACAGGCGACTCTTTAGCGTCTGTTTCCGCAACTACAGCAGGTACATCAACATTGCCAATCCGTATTGTTGACGTAGTTCCAGAAACAACCAACGCATCGGGTTCTTATACTGAAGTTATTGTTAAATTTAACTTCGGTATCCACACTTACTACAGCGCTACCGGTGTAGCTACTGCAGCCTAATAGGAGCTATAAATGGCTATTTCACGCGCACAACTATTAAAAGAGTTATTGCCTGGTCTAAACGCTTTGTTTGGGCTTGAGTATGCTCGCTACGGCGAAGAGCACAAAGAGATCTACGATACAGAGACCTCTGAGCGTTCTTTTGAAGAAGAAACCAAATTGTCTGGCTTTACAGCCGCTCCAGTCAAAAACGAAGGCTCTGCTATTCGTTACGACAACGGCCAAGAAGCATGGACAGCTCGCTACAACCATGAAACAATCGCAATGGGCTTCAGCTTAACTGAAGAAGCTATCGAAGATAACTTGTATGACTCTTTGTCTGCTCGTTATACTAAGGCATTAGCACGTTCCATGTCTTACACTAAGCAAGTAAAAGCTGCTGCTGTTATTAACAACGGATTTACTAACTCTGCCGCTTACTACGGTGGTGATGGCGTACCTTTGTTCTCTACAGCACACCCATTGGTTTCTGGCGGTACAAACAGCAACACACAGACAACTATGACCGACTTGAATGAGACTTCTTTGGAGTCTGCAGTTATTCAAATTGCCGGTTGGACTGATGAGCGTGGTTTGTTAATCGCTGCTAAACCACGTAAATTGATTGTTCCACCTAACCTCATGTTCGTTGCAACTCGCTTGCTCGAGACTGAATTACGTGTTGGTACAACCGATAACGACATCAACGCTTTGAAGAACAATGGTTCTATCCCTGAAGGCTACACAGTTAACCACTTCCTAACCGATACAAACGGTTGGTATTTGACTACTGATGTACCTAACGGCATGAAGCACTTCATCCGCACCCCATTGAGCAATTCTATGGACGGTGACTTCGACACAGGTAACGTTCGTTACAAGTCTCGTGAGCGTTACAGCTTCGGCTGGTCTGATCCACTCGGAATGTGGGGATCACAAGGCGCTTAATTAGTGCCCCGCTAATGGTTTCGACTGTTAGTAGCCCCCTTGCTCAAAAGGCTTGGGGGCATTTTTATTGCACATCTTTTTTATTTGTAGTATTATTAGGACATCTGGGTGATACCAGCCTATTTAACTGCCCCAGCAGACGATATACCGATTAATAGGCTTAACTTGTATATAGGAGATCCTCATGGGATTCGCTACTCACCTAGGCCCTTGGCTATTAGGCACAAATCGTTACACAACTGGCACAACTGCAACTACTTTAGCTAACACAGGTTGCACCGTTGTTTCTCAATCATTCCCCGTTGTATTTGGTACATTAACTGGTAGCCCAATCGCTGTTCCAGCTGGCTCACAAATCGTTGATGTTAAAGTTGTTACTACAACTGTATTTAGTGCTGCAACTACTGCAGTATTAGATATTGGTGGTACAGCATTTACAACTACTGGCACAATCACTTCTGTTGGTTCTGTAGCTTTAGGTGCAAACGCAACTACTCCCGGTGGTTGGTTAAATGTAGGCACTTCTGATGTGTTGATTAATTACACATTGGCTGGTACTGCTCTAACTACAGGTGCTGCAACTATTATCGTTACTTACTCTGTTCGTAATTCTGATGGTAGCCAACGTCCAACTGGCACACAAAATTAATCTAGGGGGCCTAGTGCCCCCATTACATCTTTAGGAGATTAATTATGATGCAAACTGACGTTAAAGCAGGACACCTTAATAACTCTGGTTTTGTCCTGTTGGGCCGAACTAGACTTAAAGCTGTTTCTACGGTAGGCTCAGCTACGGCTGGCACATTAGACATTTTTGATACTGCCACAGCACCAGTGTCAGCTACTTACGCACGAAGTGGAACAACTATTACCGTTACCAAGTCAGCACACGGTTTGGCGGACGGTTCTACAATTGGCATTACTTTTGCAACAGCAAGCGGAAGCTCTGGTACAAATGGGAACTATGTTATTACGGTAACTTCTTCTAGCACCTTTACAGTCACAGATATAAACTCTGGAACGATTGCAGGGGGCACAGTAGCAGCATATTCAACATTATGGGTAGCTAGTTACGACATTGGAGCAACTGATGTGTTTAGTAATTTTGCAATAATTCCCGGTGAAGGCATACTGGTTAAAAACGGTATTTACTTAAACATGTCCAATATAACTTCTGCTAACGTTTACTACGGATAAAAAATGTCAGAAACGACTCAAGCGCAGGGTTCATATGATTTAGTAGGGCGGAAGATTATGTTAGGTCTTCCAACTTACGACTTCAAAGTAACTGCAAAGCTGGCTATTTCGCTGGCTTCTTTTTGCGTCCAAGCACAGCAACACGGTATAAATATTCAGATTTGCAATATTTCTGGCTGCTCCGTGGTGTCTCGTGTACGCAATCTTATTGCTAAAGACTTTTTAGACTCGGACTGCACAGATTTAATGTTTATTGATTCAGACATCAATTTTGAAGCTGAAGACATTTTCCGCCTTATGGCTTGGAATAGCGATCCTAAGAAAGGTATCGTAGCTGGTATTCCAGTAGCCCGTAAAAAAGGCAAAGTTTATATCTCTACATTAGATACTGATGAAGAAGAGAACATTTTGATGAACTACATGGGTTTGGTTAAAGCCAAGCGTGTAGCTACTGCCTTTATGTTAATTCGTAGAGAAGTATTTGAGAAGTTGCGTGACGCTCATCCAGAATGGCTTTACCACGATGAAAAAAAGGTAGGCGACGAAATAATTGCTTTCTTTGATTTTGCTTTAAAAGAGGGTCAATACATTGGAGAAGACTTCTTATTCTGTGACCGCGCAAGAGAATTAGGTTACGAAGTATGGATTGACCCAACAATTAAACTAGGTCACATGGGCATGGAAGAGTTTGCTGGAGCTTTTGGTGAAGACTATTTATATCCGTTAATGAAGTCTATTGATGCAAAGAAAGATGCAGCATAATGGCAAAGACCCCCGCATGGACTCGAAAAGAAGGCAAGAACCCCAACGGCGGACTGAACGCCAAGGGGAGAGCATCAGCGAAGAAACAGGGTATGAACTTAAAACCGCCGCAACCGGAAGGCGGCTCTCGGAAGAAGTCTTTCTGTGCCCGCATGGAAGGCATGAAGAAAAAACTAACAAGCGAGAAGACCGCTAAAGACCCAGATAGCCGTATTAACAAATCATTAAGAGCGTGGAAGTGCTAATATGAAAGACCCATTTATGAGTATGGACGACGCAACAAAACAAATTATTGACTTTGCTTCAATTGCCACTGTACTAGGAACCCTTGCAGATATGTTACCAGCTGTCGCCGCTATTTTTACCATAGTCTGGACGGCTATTCGTATATATGAAACTAAAACTGTTCAACGTTGGTTAGGTAAAAAAGATGCCATCAACAAGTAAGAAACAACACAATTTTATGGCGGCAATTGCACATAACCCTGCATTTGCTAAGAAGGCAGGAGTTCCACAATCTGTGGGTAAAGATTTTAACAACGCCGACAAAGGCAAAAAATTTAAAGAAGGTGGCATGATGAAACCAGTAGATATGAAAAAGAACCCAGGTGTAGCTAAGCTACCTACAGCCGTACGCAATAAGATGGGCTTTATGAAAGAAGGCGGTGCGGCCCACGCTGAAAAAGGCGAGATGAAAAAAGATCTGGCTCAGGACAAGAAGATGGTTAAAAAAGCCGTTGGTATGCACGATAAGCAACAACACGGCGGTAAGAAAACTAATCTAGCTACCCTTAAAAAAGGCGGTATGGCTTGTGCGCCTAAGAAGATGGCTCGTGGTGGTGGCATTGAAACTAAGGGCAAGACTAAGGGCACGATGATTAAGATGAAGGGCTGCTAGTCATGCCTAACTACAGAAAGCCCACCGAAAAAGAAGCCTCTAAGTTAGACGCTGCCCGCAAGAAAACCCAAGAAGGTATCGAGGGGGAGAAGGATATATTTTCTAGGGTATCTACAACCGCAGCTAAAGCGGCTAGAGATGATGTTAAAGCAGGATTAAAAATGCGAGAATCAGTCCCAGCTTCGGCTCGTGAGGGCGAAGCGTACGAACAAGCAGGGTATAAAAGGGGTGGAAAAGTTATGAAAAAGATGAAAAAATACGAAGGCGGTGGTAGCATTGACGAAGGCGTTCGTGCCCGTGCTATGAAATCTGTTGAAGGTCTTGAAGGCATTAAAGGGTCTGATATCGAAGATGAGACTGGTACAGTTAAAGGCTCAATTAAGCGTAACGAATACGGTGATTTATACGATTCAGAAATGAAAGCTTCAGTTCCTAAAAAGACTGCGGAAAAATTAACGCCTAAAGCAGAAGCGCCGACACCAAAAGCTGAGCCTAAAGCCGAAGCAAAAGAAAAAGCTAATCCAGTACAACAAGCTAAAGACGTTGTTAAAGGTAAAGACGTATCTGCACCTAAGTCGTTTACAGAAGCTGGTGGCAATACAAAAGCCAGAACTCAAAAGGTAGATGCTAGCGAATTAGGCTTTAAAGCTCCTAAACTCTATGACCCATTAGCTAGATTTGAACAGACCGGCCCTAAGCGCTCTGAAGCAGCAGCACCAAAACCTAAAGCTGAATCAAAACCTACTCCAGTAGCTAGAACCAATTCAGAAAAGACTGGCTTCCAAGAAAAAATGGAGAGAGCCCTTTCAAAAAGAGCTGGCGGTGCAGTTCGTTCTTCCGCTTCTAAACGTGCTGATGGTTGTGCAATTCGTGGTAGGACTCGTGCATGAGACCCGCTCGTGGGATGGGCGATATAGCCCCTTCTAAAATGCCTGGTGCGAAAAAGAAAGCGCGCAAGGATAAAACCGACTTTACTGAATACGCTAAGGGCGGTAAGGTGGGTAAGGGGTCAAAGTCAGTTGTTACTACTAAAGGTGGTACTGCATCGGCCATGGCTAAGAAGTTGCTATCTAAACCTGGCTCATTAACTGCGGCGGACATGTATGCTGAAGGCGGTAAAACTAAGTCTAAAGTAAATGAAGCAGGCAACTACACTAAACCTGAGTTGCGTAAACGAATTTTTAACAGCGTTAAAGCCGCTGCGATTGTAGGTACTGGCGCAGGTCAATGGTCAGCCCGTAAAGCACAAGTAATGGCTAAACGCTACAAAGCTGCCGGTGGTGGTTATCGTGATTAAATGGTTCTGGAGATTACTTAATGGCATTAGCAAAATCACAGCGCAGCCTCAAGGCTTGGGGCGATCAGAAATGGACAACCAAGTCGGGGAAGAAGTCGTCCGAAACAGGCGAGCGGTACCTGCCAAAAAAAGCAATCGAGTCCCTAAGCCCGCAGGAGTACGCAGCAACAACACGAGCAAAACGAGCGGGGAAAGCACAAGGAAAGCAGTTCGTGCCCCAGCCAGCAAAAGTAAAAGCAAAAGTAAAACAGTACAGAAAAGTTAAATAATGGCATATACGTCAGGCTTATCAGATTTTGACCTTGACCTCACTGAGTTAATTGAGGAAGCATTTGAACGTGCAGGTTTAGAGATGCGTTCGGGTTACGATATGCGTACTGCTCGTCGCTCTTTAAACTTACTGACTATTGAGTGGGCCAACCGAGGCATTAACCTGTGGACTATTGAGCAGGGGCAAATTACTATTAATACAGGGCAGGCTATGTACGCTATCCCTGTTGATACAATCGACCTTTTAGACCAAGTTATCCGTACTGGCTCAGACCAAACCCAAGTTGATATTAATATTAGCCGTATTTCCGAGTCTACTTATTCCACAATACCGACTAAGAATGCACAGGGCCGACCAATTCAAGTTTGGATTAACCGCCAGACAGGACAGCAAAACACTATCACTGCTAAGCTATCTGCAAACATCAGTGCAACAGCTACTACACTAACCCTAACTTCTGTAGAAGAACTTGCAACAACAGGCTTTATTCAGATTGGTACTGAGATCATATCGTATCAAAACGTAGATACAGCAAACAAACAGCTTTTAAATTGCTTTCGTGCACAGAACGGAACAACGGCAGCAACACATACAACAACTGAAGCTATTACAGTTCTAAACCTACCTAACGTCAACGTCTGGCCTACAGGTGATGGTGGTGGTCCTTACACATTTGTCTACTGGCGTTTACGTCGTTTACAAAATGCTGGTGATGGTGTTAATGTACAAGACATCCCATTCCGTTTAATTACGTGTTTGGTAGCCGGTTTAGCGTTCATGATTGCGGCTAAGAAACCAGAAGTTGCCCCAGAAAGAGTGTTGTTTTTAAAGTCTGAGTACGAGCAACAATGGTTATTAGCTTCACAAGAGGATAGAGATAAAGCTGCTGATAGGTATGTACCACGCCAAATGTTCTATTGAGGTAGATCATGCCAGAAAAGTATGCGTCGGGTAAATGGGCAATTGCGGAGTGTGACCGATGTGGTCAGCGCTATAAGCTCAAGGAATTAAAGAAGCAAGTATTAAAGACAAAGATTTATAATGTGAAGGTATGCCCTACTTGTTGGGACCCAGATCAACCGCAGTTGCAGTTAGGTATGTATCCAGTTTCAGACCCACAAGCTATACGGGAACCAAGACCAGATACAAGCTACTACTCCTCAGGCTTGACAGGTATACAGACAGAAGCAGGGTCTACAACAGCATTTGATGAGTCAGGGTATCCTGCAGATGGTAGTAGGCAGATACAATGGGGTTGGGCTCCAGTGGGTGGGGCAAGTCAATTTGATACGGTTTTAACACCGAATTACTTGATTGCATTAGGGCAGGTAGGTACAGTAACAACAACAGTTAACTAGGAGTAAATTATGTCATTCAAATCAGGCGCTAATGGTATCGAGTCCAAAGGCAAAACAAAAGGTAGAAACTTGGGGGATTCAGGTCCTACAGCTAAAACTATGAACGGTCCTATCAAAAATACGGTCGGCAAGAAAAACGCTAACATGAAGACTATGGGTCGTGGTATGGCTAAATTGGCAGCTCAAAGAGGGCGTTAATCATGGCTAAATTCTCTATGAAACAAGGTGGCAAAGAAGTAGGCTCTGCTGCCGTATATGCGGCACCACATACTATGGATGGTAAAACTATGACTACAGCTAAAAATGCAGTTACTAAACCGGGTAACGGCGTAGATCAAATTAAAATGTCTGTAGCTGGAACATTTAAAAGCCAAAACGATGTAGTAAAAACTGACGGCGTTAAGCAACGTGGTCACGGCGCTGCTACTAAAGGCTACACATCTCGTGGGCCAATGGCCTAGTAGGGTAAACCCGAATGAACTACGTACAACTGTACCAAGCAATACAGGACTACTCTGAAAATACAGAATCGTTATTTGTAGCGAATATACCTACTTTTGTTAAACAAGCAGAGGAGCGGGTTTATAATTCTGTCCAAATTCCGGCGTTGCGAAAAAACGTAACGGGTGCGCTTACAGCTAGCAATAAGTATTTATCTTGCCCTGATGACTATCTATCTACCTATTCAATGGCGGTTATTGATACAGATACCTCGTACAAGTATTTACTTAACAAAGATGTTAACTTTATTCGTGAAGCTTACCCTACGCCGACATCTACCGGACTGCCTAAGTATTACGCGCTGTTTGGTTCTCAGTATAGCAATGCTAATGAGTTGTCTTTTATTGTAGGGCCAACCCCCGACAGTGGGTACGCTATAGAACTACATTATTTTTATTACCCAGTATCTATTGTTCAAAGTGCTATTTCTGGGTTTAATGCCCCTACCGGCGGTTCTTCCTATAGTACTGGGGTTTACCCTAATATCTCGCTAACAGGCGGTCAAGGCTCTGGAGCTACGGCAACTATTACTGTTTCTAGCGGTGTTGTATCTGCAGTTGCACTTACTAACGGCGGCAATTTTTATGCTGTTGGCGATAGCCTTACAGCCGCTTCTTCGTCTATTGGTGGCACAGGATCTGGTTTTTCTGTAACTGTAGCTACCGTTAACAATACTACTGGCACAAGCTGGTTAGGTGATAACTATGACCCAGTCCTTTTCTATGGATCTATGCGTGAAGCTATGTTATTCATGAAGGGCGAGCAGGATTTGGTTAAATATTACGAAGACAAGTACACCGAGGCTCTTATGCAACTTAATCGTTTGGGAACTGGTCTGGAACGTGGG